TATGTTTATTTGATATTATATATTTTATTTCCTCTTGATATTTAAGTTTTTGTTTTCTGAATTTATTACAAATATCTTCATCATATTTTAATAATAAACATTTTATCTTTAAATCAGTTGCTTGTTTCTTATCAATAAGTTCTTTTGTAGAAGATATTCTTATAGGTTCTCCAAATAATCCAGTAAGAACATTTTCATGCGTTTTACTACCTGATAAAGTTCCTGTCATTCCTATTTTATATATAGAATTTGTACAATTGTTTATTATGTCTGATATACTAGATGCTTGTGCAAGATGAACCTCATCATTAATAACAAAATCAAATTCTTCAAAAAAAGATTTATTTTCTATATTATGAAGACTTTGCCAAGTAGATATTATAATAGGTTTATTTGAACTTTTTTCTTGCCCAGAAAATATAGTATGTACATTATCATAAACATCCCAATCTGTATTAGAAGAATAATCTTGGAAATCTGATTCCAATTGACTACATAAAGATACAGTTGGAACTATTATTAATCCTTTTTTACATCCATGTTCTATTAAATATCTAGATATTAGGTATGCTATTAAACTTTTTCCACTAGAAGTAGCACTCAATAAAATATTTCTTTTTTGTTTTAATGCTAAAAATAATCCTAATACTTGATAATCTCTAGCTGTTATCTTTTCTCCTTTAGAATGAATATTAAGATCTTTTATATACTGTTTAATACTATCAGTATCTAATTCTTCTGAGGAATTATCATAACAAATTTTATATGAATACTCTCTTTCTTTGCAGAATTTTATTAAACGATTAATTAATCCACAAGGAAGTTCCTGAGTATATGCAGAGAATACTCTTATAATACCATCCCAAACTTTGGCTTTATATTTAGGATTAAATTTATAACCAGGAACATAAAAAGAAAAGTAATCTGAAAGTTCTTGAGCAACTCCACGAGAACATCTTATTTTTAAAAAACTTTCATTTTTTTTATGTATTTCTATATCAAAGTTCATTAAGCACCAGCTAAGAATTTTTCCCACTCGATATAACTTCTCAATTCCCAATTTCTATTCTTTATTTCATTTAATATAGATTCAATAGAATATGATACTTGATCGTGATAAGCTTTTTTCTGTAAGATTTTATTTAAATCATCGTCTGCGGATATATATCTATCTATATTTCCCTTAGATCCTAGTTTAAGATCAAATTGTTCCCATCCATAAGTATTTAAAGTTTCTTCATCAAGATGTCCAAGATAATATTCAGTTTTAATATTTTTCATTTTATCATAATTACTTTTGGTTTTTATAGAAGCTAATTTATGTTCGTTTAATATTTTCAAATATTTACAATGTAATAATGGAATATTTAACAATTCGCTGCTTATGTTTGTTCTATCTATAATACAATCTACTTCCCACATTTCATTAACTTCTTCAATTGTTTTCATATTATAATCACCTCAAAAATATTTATCACCTATTTATATGGAATAAGTGATAGTTAAATGTTGCTGTTGCTGTAACAACTGTTTCAGAACTTTCTTTTGTGCTAAATTGTATTTCAGATAAAGATACTGGAAATAAATTAGCAAAATGTATAGAGAGTTTAGGATTATTTAGACCAGATAAAATAGTAATAATTGCATCACAATATTGAGGAGTATCTAAATTTAAAGAAGATATTTGTCTATTCATTAATTTATATTCTTCAAAAGAACAAGGAAATCCTATTCCCTTCATCCATTCATATATAACTTGATATGACCACATTTCTTCATCTATTATAAACTCTACACGCAATTCTCCAAATTTTATTTTATCTCCTGGTCTAGGAATGTCAACAAAAGGAGATGTTTGTATAACAGGCTCAACTAATAAACTTGGTAAAGAAAATGATTGCAAAAAATAAGTCATTGTGGTAATCTTAGGGAATACCATTTGAAATTTAGTGGGTTGTAAATAGTTTGTATTTTGTGGGTTTCTGTTTAAAGCACTCATATTTTTTCCAAAAGTTGTTTTTACTATTTATGTATGCTTTTATATTAAAAAATAATAAATACATAATAAAACACATTTAAGAGGAGTTTCATGAAAAGTTTTAAAAATTTCATTAAAGAAAGTGAAAAAAATGAATCATTTAAACAAGATGATAAAGGAAGATGGGTTATTGCACCTAATCTTAATTATGGTAACAAAAAAAGACCATTTAAACAAGATGATAAAGGAAGATGGGTTATTCCACCTAATCTTAATTATGGTAACAAAAGAGATAAACTAAAAGAATCAATTTTATTTGAAATTTACCATACACCAACAGAAGAAAATGAGTTACATTACTCAAACTCAGATAATTATACTCCAATGAATGATGCATTAAATAATTATCACAATGATGCTAGTAGTAATTGGAATAGTGATGATTATTCTAATATTAGAAAATATACTGAAGGAAGTTCATCTATAGCTGATATTTTGCATCAGTTCCACAATGGAGAAGCTTCTAAATCTGATATAGATTATAAGAGAGATCATATAAATGGGCTTGATAGTGCTCTTAATCGTGCTAAACCAGCACCATTTGACTATCATGTATATCATGGTATTAAATTTAATCCACAAGATTTATTTGATAAACAAGATGAAAGTCAAAGATCTTCTTCTGGTAAAATTAGTGCTAGATTACAAGGATCTTCTGATGATAGTGCAGTAATGCATCTTCCTGCATATACTTCAACATCATTGAATGCTAAAGTAGCAAAAAACTTTTCTGAGCCAGATAGAAATAATGTAAATCATATTTTAAAATTTCGTATTCCAATGGGATCTACTCATGGTGCTCATATTGATGAACATTCTGAATATGGAATACACTCCTATACTGATTCTGAATATGAAACATTATTAAAACGTGGAACTAATTTTAAGATGAGTAAAACTCCAGAAATAATAGGAAATACTCATATTTGGCATTGTGAAATTTTAGGACAAGATCCTAAAGATGTTAATCCTAAAATTTCTAGATATGCTTCTGAGGAAGAATTACATAATTTAAGTAAATCGGAAGATCCTGAAATTCGTTCTGAAGTAGCTGCACATACAAATACTTCAGGAGATACATTACATAGAATGGCTATGGATAAAAGTAACAATAAACCTACATTACAAAATATAGCATTAAATTTAAATACAAAAACTCATACATTAAATCATTTATCCGATATTGGTGATGATGATATTAATAAAAATATTGTACATCATCCTAATATTGATTCTCATACTTTGAATAAATTAGCTACTCCAAGTTCATCAGCACCACTATTACAAAGAATATCCGAACATCCAAAAACAAATTTATCAACATTGAATGATATTTATAATCACTCTTTACATAGATTGGGAGTGGCTTCTTCTTTGGCTACAAATAAAAATTCTGATGATGAATTGTTACATAAAATAGCTTTAAATACAGGAAAAGCAACTCATGATGCGTTAATTGGTAATAAGAACACCTCTAATAAAACTTTACATCATATATTAGATAATTCGGAAGATTATCCTAGAGATAATTATGATGGTTATAATCCTGGTCTATTAGACCATCAAAATGCAGATTCTTCTTTAATTCATAAATTAGTTGATAAAAATAAAAATAGTTCAGATTATACTTACCATGATCATGTCTTGCCTTACTTAGTATCTAGTAAACATGCTGATAATTCTTTATTACATAAAGTTGCTTCTTTCAAAGATTTACGTCCTTCTACTATGAATAACATAGCTATTCATAACAAGGCAGATGATAATTTAAGAGAAAAAATGTACGAACGCTCTAAACATTCACCAATGGCGTCTTTTATTCGCGATAATTTTAGATCAAAATTATTATTATCAGATAACACTCATACAAATTTACTTCATAAAATGGTAACTGATGATCCTAATCACGCAAAAGAATATTCTTCTTTATTTTTAAAACATAAAAATGCTGATGATGAATTAAAAAATCGTATAAAAGAATTAAATAAACCTATCTGATTTAAATTTTTAACCTTATTAAATAAACCTAATTTAAACTTTTATTAGATAATAAAAAAGGGGGCTTTCGCCCCCTTATTTTATACTTTTTTAGCTTTCCATCCTTTATGAGTTCCCCTAGAAAGATTTCCTTGATCTAAATCATTCTCACTACAAAATTTTCTTAAATTTTCTATCTCTATAACTTTTCCTTCTGGAGATGTTACAATCCATTTCTTAGATAAAGCTTTAGCAACAGAGTATTTTTGAGATTGAGGTTGTTTAAATCCTGTTTTACCTTTATTCCAAGGTTCATTTCCCAATCCTTTTCCTTTTCTATTCTCAGACATTTTTAATAAAGTTTCTTCAGAGTATACATTATCTTTTCCTTTATTCCAAGGTTCTTTTCCTTTATTTACTCCCTTAATCTTTTCAGATATTATTTTTTTGTTTTCTTCTGAATGTTTAAACGATACTCCATATCTTGGGTTGTTTTCTCCAGTATACTTCTTAGATAATTCTTCTTTCCAGCTAATTCCATCTGGAGTTTCAAAATATTGTTTTCTGGATTTTGATATATTTTGTTTATGTTCTTCTGTTAGGAATTCTAATCTTACTCCACTACCACCTTTAGAAATATTATATCCTATATTAGTGGAATCATATTCAGAAATATAAAAAATCTCTGTTTCATCAACTTTACACTTTTCTATCTCACATATCAATTCATATCTCCATTTTGATGGAGGATATTTATTAAAAGCTTCATATAATTTTCTACAAGTATTGTTTTTTGATTTGGATTTATTATATCTATTCCATGCTTTAATATGTTGATCCCATCTTTTTTCTAAAGTATTTTTAGTTTGTCCTATGTATACTTTATTAGATGGTGAAATTAATTTGTATATTATATGGTTCATAATTAAAACTCCTATGTGCAACTATATGTATTTATATAAAAAGAAAAGGGTCCGAAGACCCTTTTCTAATTTTCTATTGAAAAACTTCAATAAAATCAAGAACTTATCACATGAGATTTTTTACTGTGAAAATTCTGTAGTAAACGTTGCTACGAGGATTAAGAGCACCACCACCCTGAGTAAGACCTTCAGCAAATGGGTTTGCTACCATTCCGTAACGAGTCTTGAAGCCGATCTTAGGTTGGAAAGTACCAGGATCAACTGCACGAACCATTTGTAGAGGAACGTATGGGCAATAGAATAGACCAGCATCATAAGGAGAAGTACCCTTATAACCAACGGTAACAAGTTCGGTATTAGAAGCCATACCACCGAAGTAAGGATCGATGTAAACTTTAATACGACCATGTAGCATACCACAGAAGGTATTACCAGTATCGTCTACTTGAAGATCTGCTGAAAGAGCAGGAGTGTAAGTTAATACACCAGCCATTGCAAGAGCAGAAGCAACGTCAGAAGAAACGATAAGGATATTACCTTTCCCTCTACGAGTATTCTTTGCAATAGCATTGGCTTCACGTTCGATATGATAGATAAGACCTTTGAATCTTTCTACTGACCAACGACCGTTAGAATCGGTATCTAGGTCAAATACACCAGGAGTTACTGTACCCCATTGAGCACCAGCCTGAGCAACGGTGTAAATGGTACGGATAACTTCACGGTTAATTTCAGAAAGAATTTCTGTAGAAAGAATATTGCTAAGTTCAGTTTCTGCATCAAGACCATGAATCGCTTTTAAGTCTTGTGCTAGTTCTAGTGAATACTCAGCTTTAAGAGCACGAGTGTTCGCAGTAACAGTAACTTTATCAATGGTTAATCCCATTTGTTGGAATGTTCCAGTGTCTAGTTGTTCGCCAGCAGAAGTTGTTAGACCTTTACCAGTTGTGAACAATCCAGAGTTAGCAACATTAGAAACTGGATTATTAGAAGTATCAGTAGATACTGAAGTTCCAACGATACCAGAGAAAATGGTATTAGCTTCATTGTAGAATGCTTCTGCGTTTGCTCCCTGTCCATTGTAACGTGAACGTAGTGCGAAGATAAGTCCAGTAGGACCAGTCATTGGCTGAACGCCAGCAACATCATACGCAATTAGGTTAGGAAGTGAACGTC